TTTACCTGATTGCGCAGCTAGATTATAGACTGTTACATTCGTACCTTTTATCGCTCCACCCGCTTGCCCTGGTGAGCTTGTTTCTACTTCACCAGGCGCTAAAGAAGAAGACGCAGAAGCAGGTAGCCCGACAAGGCTAAATCCACCAGCGCCGGAGATTGCAGTAGTAAACCCGATCGCTCGCGAGCCACCAGCTCCTTCACCAGAAAACGTGCCGTCATTACCTTGTGCACCACTTGGGAACCCTGGAGGAACAGCCACCACACCACCTAGCCCACCTGGAATACCGCTACCACCACCACCTGATGCGGCCGATAGACTTCCTTGAGCATCAGACGCTGCAGCAGATGCGCCACCACCACCAGCAGCGTAAACCTCGCCACTAGTTACGTAAGAGTCAAAAGTTCCATAGTTTATATATATCGATGTTGCTACCCCATTGGACTCGTAAGCCGTACCGCCGTTGCCGCCGTTAGTTACAGACGGAAACCCAGGAATGCCCACGATTATACCGGGGGTTGAGTCACCGCCCTTGCCTCCCATCGCTGACCATTTAGCATTGTTTGTGCATATTATTTTTATGGCGCTACCAGGGGCAAATGCACCAGCCTTAACTGATGGTACGTTTTGCGCAGTTGAGCCAATGGTTGCACCATCCAATACAAAGGTGACGTTAATCGCGCTAGGCGGAGCGCCAGCCCTTGCGAATAAATTAACGTCAACAGCAGTACCGCTAATAAATATAACTAAATCCCCACCACCCGACGCAATAAACGGAATATATCCAAGCGCTTTAATATTATACTTGCGCCCAACCTGGTTAAACTTAGGCTTTATCTCAGTAATCTGAACAGCGATTTTAGAGGTTAGAGTTTCACCGCTAGGAGTTTGTGAATCTCGCGCTATTATGTTGACTATGTCGCCTATTTTACTCCCTGCCAGCTTCCTCTCTTCCATTGAAAAAGACACTTCATCAGGTGTTCTAGCAAATCTCTGCACATATCTCGAAACCAATATGAACGCACTGTCTGGAGTTATATATGGACTAGGGTCAAAAGCCTTGACCTTTACGCTACCGTAGAAATCATCAACCTCTGTAGCCGTGTCCTTGTGTAGCGTAAGTTGCGAGTAATTTACCTCATCGTCATTCTCTGACTGAAAATCTTTATTGTTATATATGTAGGCACGACTAAATCGAGTATCAGCCTTTTTTGATGTAGATAGCGAATCGAGGTCATTGCCCTCTTCTATCGTTCTCTGTGACTCCTTCCAAGATGAATTTGCGCTAACCCTTGATTTCTGTGTTGATTGGTCAAGCCACATATCAATCATGTAATCAGTAAGAAGCTTATTAATTACCTTGTCTACATCTTGAGGTTTGTGAAACACACCAGTTAAAAATGCATTGGCGTTCCATGACTCTATTTCATCATTCCATTGAGTGAAGTCAGAAAAAGCTGTTAACTCAGATGAGGTGTAAATGTCTTCAAGCACGTTAGATAAGAAAGTCTTATTCATTACGTAGCATTTTTGAACAGTGGATTCTAGCGAGTGGTCTTCTGCCTCAGTCTTATAAATTAACTTATCTGTGCCGACGTAACTTGACCCGCGAGCATATACAGTTAAATTGTTCGAGCTAACACTTTGAACTCTCATTAGCTCTTTATCAATAATGATTACATCTTGACTGCTATATAGTGCACCGTCAGAAACAGGAATAACTGTTACAGCGCTATCAATGTCAGCAGTAATATAATCCTCTGTTGGTATTGGAAACTTCTGGCTAAACGCCTCTAATTTGTGCAGTGCATCCTTTGCGCTAAGGGTAAAGCTACCCTTAGATAATCCTGATTCTGTGATGTAGTGCTCAGATGTAGACACAAGAAAAGGCGCTTCCTGTTCGCTCGTAATGGTGTAATAGTGTGACAAAATCTTTTTGCCGTCCAGAATATTACGCGCCAACAACTTGCCAAAGAAAGTGCCCGACTCAGTAAACTCAATTGGCCCAGGGTCGCCCTCGAAATCAGTCATTGTCAGCGACATTTGCCCGCGACTTGCCATACCCTCACCTGGCTTTAATCTTGGCGTTGATTCACTGGCATTTGCAACACATCTATTTACCGTGCTATTTAACCGTGACTTAACTCCTATTGATTGGGTAGGTGGCTGCATAGACGGGGCTGAGCTTTTGGTAAACCATAAGGAGTATGTAGCGTCACTAGACTCCTCACATGTTACAGGTGTATGCCAAGGGCTTGTTAAGTCGCCAGATGGAGTGCATACCGTGCAATAAGGTAATTGCAACTCGTATATCTCAAATGTACTTTGTTTAAAGTTAGTCTTAATCAAAATAATGCCTCTGTAGATTTAGCGAACGCATTGAAGTTTATAGACGAAACGCCTAAAGACCTGGTTTGACCGTGTGCAGCTGTCATTGATGGCGATGCGTTATAACATGCATAAGAATGAAACTTATCTTCATCCTCTAATATGTAAAACGTATTATTTGCTGCGTAGTTAATAAACCCGTACCAGCCATCAAAGTCACGCATAATATTGTTTGGCACACTAAGCGAGCAACTTAAAGCGCGTGCCTCGTAAGATAGATTAATTGGCGAATGGTCTAACCCAGTGTTAGAGCGAACCTTTATATTAGGCACTGACCAAGGTCGATTATATCCGCTCTGTTCACCTCTTGGGATGGTGTAATACTCACCCATTGCAATTTCGGAAATGGATATTTTTCCAGAGCCTTTAACATTAATAGTTACACGCCTAACGCCTGACTGGTCAACCTTATACATCATCACAGACGACTCTAGGTGGCCTAATCCTGTATCGTCTACAGTACCGGCAAGGCTTACGGTCAAATCAAACATATCAGATGTGACTAACTGCTCTTCGGCAACTGTTTGTAGGTAGATTGGCTCAGGTGCGTTTGAGGTGGTTATCTTAATTGAATCTTTCTTTGCTATGTTTGTGCCACCTAATGCAATGTAACCAATATCAACCTCTTGAGGAAATACGAATGTTAATGTCACCTCACCAGCAAGTGCATCGACATAAACGCTTGAGTAATCACCATCGGTAATAATACCTATATCTTGCAGTGAGCTATCAGGCAAAGCTGTTATCACTGCTTGATTAGATATATTTGTAATACTAGCTATCATTAAATATCTCCCGATATTGTCGCTTTGTTAATTATATCTGACACAAACCTAGCTGTTTCCGTGTCGTCAGACTCAAATTTTATCACGATGGCTTGATTCTGACCACTTTGGTTACTGTCGCTTACGTTTAGCGTTGATGTTTCTTCCGGCATAGATGTGTCAACTGATGGCGCTGATGACGACGATGACGAAGGGGTTGATGTTGACCCTTTAGTCGCGCTATTAATCGCAGCTAATTGAGCCGCGCCATTAATCCCAATGGAGATAGATGCCGCAAGTGCTGCGGGATATGGCAGTTCACTGAATGATTTCATTATTCCAGCTGCGGTATCAACAACCACCAGCCCAGATTTAATTGCTTTGTTATCTTCAAATAAAACGTTACCCAATGACACAGCTGCATTAACATAAGCTTCTTGAGAATCTATCTGCACCTTACTCGTTTCTTTGGCAAGCTTTTCTTCTTGCTTACGAAGCTCTTCATCCGCCTTAACCTTTCTTTCTAGGCTCTCAATGTATTCATCTTCTTCCTTGGTCTTTATCTCCGCGAGCGCTTCTTGGTATTCGTTTTCTAGGTCAAGCCTTAGCTGATTATTCTCCCCTGCTATAACTAACTCTCGCTCAAGCTTTTGAAGTAACAACTCTTCTTCTGTCTTGAATCTATCTTCTAGCGCTGCTATTTCGTCGGCAGTACCTGAGCCGTCACTGGTCGAACCTGTTGAGCTCGATGAGCCACTACCGCCGGTTATTTCACTTCCGCCTGGCTTATTTGCATCAGCCATTTTTTCGTCTTGCTCGATAAGCTCATCCCTAGCCTTTATTAGCTCTCCTAGCTTTTCCGCTTCAATTTCATATTGCTCTTGTAGCTTCTCGTTTTTGTATTCCTTGATGTAATCAAAGTTAAACGAATTGGAGTTTCTAGTCTGCTCTTGAGTTAGTTCAGACAGAGCTACTTTGGATACTTCAATCTCATCATTTAAAGCCTTTAGGCTAAGTTCGTCAACGTCTTTAAAGCTATTAATAAAGTCAATAACGGTCTGTGTTGCAATAGGAACAACTTCAATAACGCTATTGAAAAACTCATTAAGCGCTGGCGCCAGCTGTGCCGATATTTGCTCGCCAGACTTCTTAGCCGCAGAGGTTAGTAGGTCGAATGATGTAGCCGCCTCCTGCAAGTCTTTAGCCTCACTACTTGTAAGGCTTAATTGCTCTGAAACAGCTTTGTAGCGTGCCTCAAGTACCTTTAGCTCTTCTGCGTTATTAACAAATAATGGCGTTAACTTAGACAGGTCATTACCCATTGACTCAAGAGCAAAGGTCATTTGATTACTGCTTGCCTCTGCCTCTTCCATTTGCCTAATCATTTCGCCTATAACTTCATCGCTAGACATATTTTCAAATTCGATAGCTGTCTTTTTTGCTTCTTCTTTTGTTAGGCCGACAACATCAGCGAAATCTTGAAATGCACCCGTACCCGCTTTGGAGAACTCACCCAGCTTATCAGCGATATCTTTCGATATATCCGCTATACCCTCCGCTTCTACGCCATATTGTTTAGTCGCAAATGCTAACGCCTCGAAATCGTCTGTAGACAACTTGGCTTGAGCTGCAAGCAACCCCATTTCTCTTGTCGCACCAGCTGAGTTAACAATCACAGCCGTCATTGCAGTTGCTACCGCTAAAGCTCCTGTGGTTAGCTTTGCCATG